ACTTGAAGTACCTTTCGTTCAAGGACAACAAGGCATCCCTGCAAGTTGGTGCGATTTCTGGCGAAGATGGCAAAAACATCAAGTTTTACGATGTGCCAGACGCTGTTGCTGAGGCTGCTATTAAGGCAGCGATGTCGGTTGTGACTGCTTGGTACAACGGCAGAGTTGGCGGCTAAACGGTTGTTTGTGCCCAGCTAGTCTTTGCGACTGGCTGGGCGTTCAGCGGGGGGGGGGGGATGCAATGGGCGACCGTGATGTGGACTGGCTCGACCAGTTGTGCGAAGCGGACGAGAAAATCGTTGAGCTTGAGTCGGAGAACGCAAAGCTGCGTGATCAACTCCGCTGGCGTAAGTGGCCAGAAGACGATCCAGCAGAAACTGAGCGCCAATATTTGGTGGTTGATAAACACGGTCGTTTTTCGACTAATTACTGGGGTCAAGATGGTGATGGTTCTGGGTGCTGGAATGAATATGTGGAATACGGCTCGTACTGGCGACCCATCGCCCCGCTGCCGGGAGGGGAGTGATGAGTGTGGAGAATGATGAAATAATGTTAGACGAAACTGTTTATTGGTTCATGCTTCAGCCCCGAATGGCTGATCCTGAAACCGTTTCGGTGATGGCCAGAGAAGTTCTTGACTTAAGGGATCGTGTGCGGGGACTGGAGGATCAGCTCCGCTGGCGTAAGTGGCCGGAGGAGAAGCCGGAAGCTGGCGGGAAGTATCTGGTGATCTGGTTCGATGATGCAAAGGGATTATGGCTCGATGACATAAAGGTTGTTCAGTGTAACGAGCCTTTAAGAGAGTGTTTTTTCAAGTTGGGTTACTTTTACTGGCGACCCATCGGCCCGCTGCCAAAGGAGAGTGAGTGATGGAACATCAATGGTGGATTTGGAACGGCTTGGAGTGCTGCAAAGTTTGTGGCATGGTCCGGCGAAATGATGACAAAAACAAGCCTTGCCGTGGACCTGTAAAAGTTGAACCAAGGATTGAAGCTATCGGCCCGCCGCCAAAGGAGAGTGAGTGATGAACGAGTGCTGCAACCCAATGAATGATTCGATCAATATCTCTGCTGAGGACTGGAAGGAGGTCCAGCACCAGCTTGCGGAAAATAAAGGCCGCTTGGACCACTATTACAAAATGGGCGATTCTAGATACATCGAATTTCACGAGGTGCGAAAGCGTGTTACCGCAATCGAAGGCTGGAAGAAGTCGCTTATGTTCTGGCTGAAGTTTGCGGCTTGGTGTGTGTTCGCTGTTGTTGCATTTTTTCTGTTTACTACTGCGGTTTTTGTGTTCAGTAACAAAGACATTAGGGTTCAATACCTAAACCAAAAAATTAGTAACCCCCTGCCGGGAGGTGAGTGATGGACGATTGCTGCAAACTGCAATTAAAGGAACTGCTCAAGCGACTGGATGAAAAATTCACCCCGTTGTTTGCGACAGAAAATCAGCGAACGCCAATGACTGAAGAGCAATGGGGAATGTTTCAAGTGTTTCTGTATGTGTGCCGTGCCGCTCGTTTTCTGGCTTGGGACGATAGCGTCCTCCCACACCCGCTGCCGATACAGAAAGGAACCTTTCTGCATGACGGCTCGGTAGTGACGACTTTCCATTGGAAAGGTCATTGGTGGCATGAGTACGGCAGAATCATTCGACAGGGCATATACCACCCGGAATTTAACCCGCTGCCGGGCGAAGGAGGGGAGTGATGCCTAACTGTGAAATAGCTTGGGTCGATTTTCCCGTTTAATCCTGTATTCTTCCGCATCCTTGATTACTTCGCAGTTGTAGCTAGTCCAGTCCTGAAGGTGGCCAAGATAATAGTGGCAGTTACGGCAGAGGGCTATCAGATTCGATTCTAATAGCTCCTCTCCTCCATGCGCTAATGGGATTATGTGGTGAGCTTCCAGCTTCTTCTTGGTTCCGCAGGCTGAACAGGATTTGCCTTTCAGGAACTTATCCCTGACGGATGGCCAACGAGATGATCTCTGGATTTCATTCCAGATTTGATGACCAAAGCTAATCAGATCGTTTAGCATGGATATAGAGGATACAAGGGGAGAGAGGAGCGAAGCCCACCCGGACTCATCTAACGCAGATTAGTCCACATCACTCCTCTCCCCCTTGGCTCATTATGCAAGCAGCTTGATGATAAGCTTGATTGCAACCTTGGCGACTACGATCCAAGGGATGAAAGTAAAGGTAACGGTGTTCTCTGGACCGTTATCCAAGCTCCCATACTGCTTGAGTACAGAAGCGATAATGTCGGCATCGGAAGCATCTTCTGGAACATCTCCAGCGACGATCTTCCCGCCTCCCATAGACTGTCCAAGACCATATCCGACAACATTCCACGCAGCATTGATGAGGTCAGGGGTATTGACTTCATTTCCCCTGAACTTATCGAGCATCATCATCAACGCTTCTTGCGGGAAGCTGCTTGGGTAGGGTAGCAGTGCCATAGTAAAACTCCTTAAAGGGTTCCCCAATCAATATCAATCACATTCTGGACCGGGAAACCTGACAGTCCAGAGAAGGCCCAAGAATCACCTTGGCTCAGCATTTTGTTAATTACTTCAGCATCAGCCCAGAACCCACCTGTAGGAGGATTTCCCTCACCAGTTGGGCCAGTATGAGCGTTTGGACCCCATGAGTTGCGAATCCATCCCATCTCATTCCCGTTTAGCGTGTAACCGCCAATAGCCATCTGGTGCATCCATTTGCCACTTGGCTTGCATCGTCCCAATTCGTCACGCTTCATGGTGAAGCCTTGAGAACTGGCAACGCTGATACCAAATCCTTGGGCAAGTGCTTTCTTGCAGTCTTCCCAATTTTTGATGAGCGTGATGGCCTTTACAGGATGCTTCTTGACATCTAGCTCCAAATCGTCTGGAACTCCAGTTAGTCCCAATTGACGGCATCTCGCCGGATCATATTTAGAAAAATCATATTGTTTATATACTCCTCTGGCGAGGCATCCATACTTGAGAGAAAATTCAGCTGCCCACGCCCCAATCGAACCGTCACCTCGACCCAATCGTCCTTTGCCAATTTCGATTCTTGATCCGGCATAGGTAATTTCCTGAGCAAGTGGCTTGTACTCTTCCGGCTCCTTCCTGAAGATTTCATTGACCATTGTCATTTCGATAGCTGCCACTGCACCAAATCCAACACAACTGCCTACGGAAAGTTGGTTGTAATTTGGCATAGGACTGCCAGTGACAGATTCGTGAATCTTCCAGAAGTAACAGGTCTGCGGGAGAGCAATATCGGCCTGTCCAGCTGGAGTATCACCGAATACAGGGAATGGTTGCTGGGAGGCGATTACCTCCACTTCCACTGGATCGTCCGTCCATCCCGGCGTGTAGAATTGATCTTCCATTGGTGGTTACCTCAATGACTCGACTAGCTTCGCCATACGATCCAGCTGGGAAGCAACAGAACCCCTCAAATCCTGCGTTAAAGGCATCGAAGGGTCAACTGGCACTACTCGCTTCAATTCCTCGCCAATTCGCACTCTGAGCGAATTTAAGGCCGAATCTGGCAATAAGGATCGGCTTATCTCCTTGGAGCGTTGGAATGCCTGCCCAACGGAGGCAAAAGCTGGATCACGGTAGACTGCTGCTGATTGGCGATAGATTTGGGCCAGCTTGTCTCTGGATTGTAATTTGTTTGGCTCCTCCAATGCCCCCCAGATGGCAAGCAATGAGTCCATCAATGGATCATTCTCCGGTTGAGGTTGAGGAGGGCTGGGTGGAGTTGGATTAGGGCTAGGATTGCCGATAATCACTTCGATTAGTGCCGGATCGGAAGGAATGTCGCCAAGTGCCGTGTAGGCTATTAGCGTGTATTTTCCGGGCAATACGCTTGAAACTACAGTGGCAGTCTTGTCGGCTAGAAGATCGGAAGGGAATACTTCCAATCCCGGCGAACTGGTAAAGTATTTTACCGCTTTGCCATTCAATTGGGTTGGTTTTATTACCACATACTGGCCAACACGCCCAGCGATAGGCGATTGAAATTCCACCTTCGGTTGCTGGAAGAAGGCCAAGAGGATGAGTGGGATCATGTCTGATAAGCCCTCATGGTGCAGTCGATTCCTGTATCTCTGTCTCGTATATACCGCAGTTCAAGCCACCATCCACCCAGAGGACGAGGGCCACGCCCCTTTTCGGCGTGATATCCGTCACTCTCGATTTTGTAGGTCGAACTGCGAAGGAAGAGTTGCTGTTCAGAGCAAACCGTCCCAGAACTATTTAATCTATAAATGATATTCTCGTCAAGATTGCGTCTATGGATGTGTCCTGAGATATATACATCGGCTATATACATACCTCTTGTTCTAGAATTATCTATTAGGCCACGGGTTATTTCCCCGCCACCCCCTGCTCCATGATGAAAAAAGATAGTTTTACTCGTTCTATTCTTAGGATTCTCGATTAAAGCTGCTTGGATGAATCCCCAATACTTTCCAAGTAGGCAGCGAGAACCAGCCCTCTTTAGCCCTGCAACGAATCTGGAACATACATCAGTATCGTGATACTTCTCCCAGCTTGTTTCGTGATTACCCTTGGACACCAGAGCGATTACATCCTTGTAGTCCTCAAACCAGTCAATTGCGTCATCAATGACTGTGTCAATGTAGTTGTCCTTTTGATGCTCTGGGCGAAGCGACTTGGCTGATTTACGCTTGTCGAATTTCCCTTGCATGATATCAAATGTGTCGCCAACAAATACTACTGGCACACCTTCTGATTTTGCTTCGTCTAGATCACGCTTCAAGAGTTCACGATTGCATTGAGCAGAGTCCCAATGCAGATCGGATAGGAGCATTATCTTGCTTCTATCGTTTGGCTTTATGCCATTGAATTCTAATTTATAAGCATGGGAATCGGTCTGCCTAATAGTCCAGTTCATGGAAAATTCCTGAGAGGATATGAAGCAGACCGATCAGAAAGGTTATTTCTTCTTCTTGCTCTTACCGGCCTTGGATAGTGCGATTGCCACAGACTGGGCCTGTGATTTTCCAGCCTTCATTTCCTTGCGAATATTGGCACTAACCGTCTTGTCGCTTGAACCCTTCTTGAGAGGCATCAGATTGCTCCTTGTTCAGTTGCCTTCTTGGTGAGTACAGCGATTAGTGAAGTGAGGACGCTGGCAACTTCGGCATCCTCCGCTGCCATATCCCAAAGGTTGTCCACAAAGAATCCTTTCCGCACCGGCCCAAACTCCAACTGTCCATCCACCCGCCTGGCGCATTGAAACACGGCACGGCATTGCATCGGGTCATTTGGCCTACGCCATTCCACGCTAAATTCAGGGATCACCCACAAATCGTAGGTCACCGCTGGTACTGGAGGAATCTCGATTGGATTCGGTGCTGTAATATCAGCCATCACAGGACTCCGTTAGAGTTGGGAGGAGAAGAACCGGGAGCAACAGGCCAAACAACAGAACGTGGGAATCCGGCTTGTTGAGGTAAATCTCTCAATGCCTGCCGGTAAACCTTCCATTGCTGCTGATCGTTCTTTGGATAGTCCTGAAGTTGCGTGAAATCCGATGCCGTCAGACGTGCGTTGCGATCCGCTCTCACGCTGGCAGCCACGGCATCAGTGCGTTGCTGTAGCTCCGCTGGTGTGAGCGGTTCCACTCGCACGGTGTAGACTTGGCCACCTTCGATGTACGGCGCAACAGACACCAGCTTGTGCGTTTCGTGGTTGTGCGGTCGTGAGACGGTCACAACCTGTGCGCTGTTCTCGACAAGAAATGTCGCATCCGGTCCAGTAGCTGGAAACGATGTCTGCGGAAACAGAGAGCGGTAGTCGCCTACTGTTGTCACGTTGCCGTTGCTGATAATCGCTAGCTGCATGGTTTACCTCGCGGGAAGTTGGCGGGTTGGTGGCGTGAAGTTGGCGGTGTAACGTGCGTATTTGGTGACCCGTAGGTCGTCGATGTAACCGTTGAGCGGATAATCAATACTGGACGCCTCTTGACCACCAATCAGCACATTTGCTGTGGAGTTGTACAAAGTCGCCGAGAGTGTCTGAGTAGATCCAACCTGCGTTCCATTCCAGAACACTAAAAAGTTGGATCCGTTCCTAACAAACGCAACGTGATACCAAGTGCCGGTTGATGGAGCGGAAGCAAGATTTACGCTGAGATTAGTCTGATTGCTTCCAGTAGTTGAATAGCTCAGGTAAAGCTGATAGGTTCCTGCGCTGTTAAAAATGTAAAAGAAATAAGACAAGTTGTTAGATGGAGATGTCCTCCATTGGCTAACAAATGTTGCTGCTCCTGAAGCAGATGGGATAGCTGTAAAATTAACCCAGCATTCAACGGTAAAATCTGATGATCCTAGCTGCAAATTTGAGTTGCTGGCAATTGTCAGCGCATCCCCCGTCCCATCGAACTTCAGCGAACCCGTGCCGTATTTCTTCGTGCTTGTGCTGATCTGAGCATCGCCCACCGTTTCGAGGTCGTTCCGTGCGGTGCTGTCGAGGATGCTGCCGTTTACGAAATTAAGGAGCAAGGACGTGTTGGTGATTGCGGTGAGTGGTGCGGTGGGTGGCGTAAAAGCTGCGGTGTATTGCGCTGTACCTTTAAGCAGCCGCAATTCCGAAATGAACCCTGAGTAGTAGTAATATGTTGAGCCGTTTTCTTGGTATCTTCCTGTCGTATACTGCGTTCCAGAACTGTAAAGCGATCCAGAGATTGTCTTGGTTCCAACTATTACTCCGTTCATAAAAACTCGCAAAGTTGAACCGCTTCTGGTTACAGCCAAATGGTTCCACGAATTGATGTTTGCAGTCCATCCAAGGTCGGTGAAAAGCCAAGAACTGCCGTTTGTGCTCATGAGTAAATAGGTTGGAGCTAGTCTAAATCCTGCGTAGCTTGTACTTAATCCAGAAAGATAGAGTAGCCCATCTCCGCTGGCATTAGTTGAGTAGAACCACATTTCTACTGTGAAATCGCCTGAGCCAAAATCAAAACTAGAATTTGTTGGGAAGCTAAGATAGTCACCACTCCCATCAAAATACCCGCTCCCCCCGTTGGTGCTGCTCTGATATTCCGCTGTCGGAGCAAACGGCGAGAAGGATGTCACCGCTGCGTTGCCGTAGGGTGTGATGGCGAAGGCGTTGGAGCTGTTGTCTAGGAAGCGGTTGGACTGGCAGGTGAGCAGTGAGGTGTTGGTGATGGCGGTGAGCGGTGATGCGGATGGCGTGAAAGCTGACGTGTACTGAGCCGATCCCTTAATCACCCTGACGTTGGAAATGTAACCCTTGATGCTTACTTGTGAATTTCCAGTATTTGGAGACAAGAAGTTAACATAATTACTTCCTACTGCAAAAGCACCAGTATAAGCCTCATTAATTGATGAAGTTCCAGACGCAACTTGCACTCCGTCCATGTATAACTTAACGCTGGTCCCGCTTCTTACGGCAGCTAGATGCACCCATCTGTTTGCAGGAATTGTACTACTAGATGTTATTACAAAACCGCCACTTCCAGTATTAAATGACATGAAGTTTGGATAGCCAGTAGTTGATATTCCAAGAGACCACCCAACATCTGATCCAGTAAATGCAAGGGTTCCGCAAATGTTTGAATTGTATGTGTTTGTAATCCTTTCAAGCCAAACCCACGCTTCAACCGTGTAGTCACCTGATCCAAGCTGCAACGCTGAATTGTTACTGATGCTCAGATAGTCACCATCCCCATCAAAATAATTACTCCACCTTCCATCCGGCGCACTAAACGGCGAGAACGTCCCCTGCGTGGTGTTGCCGTTGCGGGTGATGGAAAACGCATTGGTGCTGCTGTCGGTGAACGTGTTGTTCTGGCCGCCGTTGCTGCCGTTGCCTTGCAATAGCAGCACCGTGCGGTTGAAGTATTCGTCCGCTACGCTTGCGCCTGCTGCTGCTCTTAATGCGTGATGCTGGCTCATGCCGTCCCCACCAGTGCGCCGTAAATTGTGCTGGAGCGTTTCCACAGTTCGATTACGGTATATCCGCTGGTTGCTAATGTCGGCGCAGAACCGCCGATCCAAGTCGGACTAATCGTTGACCAAGTAATTGCATATGCAGTCCCGTCATCAACCATCAGAGTGACCGATTGGCCTTCCGCAAAACTGGATGCTGTCGGTGTGCGATTTGCGCCCAAGGTCCAAACCTGAATACCACCATTGGCTGGGTTGATGTCTACGGATGCGCCGTCAGTAATAGTGAATACTGTCTCCTTGATTGCTGGAGCGTTGACCTTGCCCGTACCGCTTGGAGTCAGGGTTACGTCCTGATTTGTTCCACCAGCGGTCACAGTCAATGCGCCATTTGCTGTGATGGTTGCGCTCGATGCGCCATTGCCAAGGTTCAGCGTGTTGCCGTAGATGTAAGCTGCGTTCGTATTGGTGTTTCCAAGTGTTGCAGAGTTTGATCCTTTCCCAATCGCATCGGTTCCAATCACTATTTCATTAGTGCAGTCATTGTTTAGGGGTCTTGACCTGTACCCGATAAATATTGAATCAGTTGATTTGTAGAGAAGGTTTGAAATGTTTGAAGTGCAATAACTTCCAGAGTCCTGACCTACGGCTGTATTTCTTGAAAGGTTTGTGGCGTAAGTTAATGACCTTTGACCGATGGCTACGTTGTAACCATCGCCTGCGGTTTTATAGACAATTGTCGCACTTCCAACCCCAACGTCATAGTTTCCTTTGGCTTCTGCAAGTGAGTAACTGCCTATCGCTGTTGAGAAATAATAATGAGATCCGATTGAACAAGTATCAGTCCCTAAAGCGGTTGATGCCTGAACATTGGAAGCGTTCCTGAATGTTCCGTGACCAACAGCAGTTACTCTTGATAGTGAATATGTTGGGTAATTTGTGGCTATATTTTCAAGCGTAAATTTTCCAAAAAACATAGAGTCTGCATGACCAACAGGTGTTGAGTTTGCCGAAGTCATATAACCGCTGCTTGGGCCTTCGCAGAGAAGTATTTCATTAAATTTAAATTGACCGTTTCTTTGCCTATATTGAAACGGACCAGATGGATAATAATCATATCCACTACCAGCTTGAAAACTCAAAACTCCACCGTTAGTAGTCACACCAACAGTTGGAGTTTGATTCTGACCAATGATCGATACAGAACCGCCATTGCTGGTTGATGGAGACAGAAAAGTAAGATTGCCAACGCTTGTGATCGAACCGTTAGCAGTTCCTGTCCCACCATTGGTTACGGGAAGAATCCCGGTGATTTGATTCGTCAGGTCAACACCAGAGAGCGTTCCACCAAGCGTGATATTGCCTGAACTGGTTACCGTTCCAGAGAGAGATAAGCCATTGACAGTACCATTACCGCCAACGCTTGTTACCGTCCCAAGTGGATTACTGTCCCAATACGCAGAAGTGCCATTGGTTGTCAGATACTTGCCAGAATTTCCAGATTGAGTTGGCAATCCAAAATTGACTACATCGGATACCAAAGACTTTCCAGCGACCCCGGTAGTCGGATCAGCAACTGGAATAATGTCAGTCAGTGCCGGAATTTTTGATGTTAAATCGGCAACTGTCTTATTAGCCATTACGGCATCCTCAAGTGCTGCGTTACCACACTTAATTTCTCGACAACTTCTTCCATCTTGTCGATCTTGGTGTTCATCCTCTCAAGGCCGGTCTGCATCCCCTCAAGTATTTCTGCCTGTTTTTCGACAGTTTTAGCCAAGGATTTATTAGTTTCCTCTGTCGAATCAAGGAACTTCATGTGCCGATCTTTTAATGGCAAAACCACATACCAAAAGACAAAAGCCAGTCCGGCAGAAGCAATACCGTATTGTTCAGCAAACTTTAGCCAATCCATGCCATATAGTCCCCAAATTGGCCTTGGCGGTTTACTTAAATATAATGTGGCATTATATACTTTGCAATACTTATAGGTATTGGAATTTTAATGGATTAGCCATAGTTACGGTAAAATCGCCACCTTCACTGGACTGGTTTGATCCAAAGTCGATATATTGGACTAATTCGTCCAAATTAGCAGAACCGTTCCTCCTCTTGTAAATTACTGCCCCTCTGGCGGTTATGGTTGATGTTGGCCAATTGACGGCATCAAAGTATATTTCCACATCATTGTTTGCATTATCAACAGTCTGGAGGAGCATTGTGACTTGCTTCCCACCAGACGAGTAGCCTGATCCGGTAACCTCATTCGTTATATCTGATCTTCTGGAGTGTGATCTTGATGGCGTATATGATGATGTAACTAGCATCATATAAAATACATCTGTCGGTATTTTAATCAAATTGTAGCACAAATCATAGCAAAAACTATTATATACAATATCAGCCATTGAAATAATCCTCACAAGTTACGCATTGCCTGACTTCATTGGACGGGTCTATTTTCCGGCACTCTCCATGAAGACGGCAGATATGCTTATGGCATGATCCACATCCACTCCTATTTGATCCTTGGATTGACTGTCCAAGGTGGATGCAAGGAAGGCGCATCCTATTCAGGAACTTTATCTGGGTTTGATCCAGAACTGGCTCATTTATTGGCTCTGGAGGCTCAGAGTAATTCATTTGGAATGGCTCAATACCTCCTACTGGAGGCGTATAGCACTCAATTGGAAGTATTTCTGGATTAGGAAAATTAAGAGCGTAAAGATAAACAACAAATGTCGCACGAGTCGCAGTCAATATCCTTGGACTGTTAGCCTGCGCCACTGTCGCCGTTGAGCATATCCATCCGGCCCCATTGTTATTTGTGCAAATATAGATAACCTGATTGATGCTTTTTACTACAACCTGAATTCCAGCTGCTGTACCCTTCGCAACTTGAATCTCCTGTTTAACTCCAACAGCTTCCACTCCACCAGCTATTCCAAGTATCCCATAATCCGTGACGAATACAGGATCATCGTTATATGTCGTTGTTCCCGTCACTGGAGAAGTTCCAGTTAGCGTTATGCTATCGCAGTCACATTGAATTCCACCAACTGAACCGCAACCGGATGCGTTGAATCCAAGCTGAGTGAATTCACGAATTGCCGTATTGGCTGTCGATTTTATGAATCCACGAAGGCAACTAAGCCATTGCGATCCATCCCACATACCGCATACATCTGGAACCGCATTTGATCCAGTTGAAGGATCGGCGCATCCCACACGCATACTCTCCAGACCAACAGTCATTTTGTAGTAGCTTACAGGATCACCTTTACCGCCAATTTGATTGACGCTTATTGGCATATAGTTTGTCGATGCGAATGCTCTGCTTCTGTATGAAGTGGAATCCATACTTGGAATTTCGGTCATAACCTCGCTGAATTGAACATATAAAGACCAAGTTGCACCACCAGTGGTCGGTGTCAGCACATAAACTTTTACGCTTACAATTATTTGTGTTGTGGATATCGCATTTAACTCTGCCTCAAACTTATATTGATTGGCGCAACTTCCACCGGATATTCCAGAGAAGAATCCAGTCGCCACCCATTTGTTGGCATTTGGTTCCGCATTCATGCCGGGGTTTGGACATTTCCAAGGAGCCATCTTTGCCGATGATCCCAGCCAATAACTTGGACTTGGCTCAGTTGCTGGCGGGCAAATTGGACCGTAAAAGCTTATTGATATCTGGCCACCAGCTTGCGGGAAACCTATGGCGCAAAGCGAACAATCTATGTTCACTGGAATAGTTGGAGGAATGTCACCGCAAACATTTGAGGCAACAGTCTTACTGACCGTTGTTGTAACGGTTGCTGATGCCGGTGATACATTGATGGTAGGCATTTTATGGTGTCACATATGCTCTGAAGTTTGACAAACCAAACTTAATTATCTCTTCTCCACCACCATATATTTTGAATTTAACATCAAACTTCCATTCAGTTGTCATTGGCCCAAATAGCGAATAAATGTAAGGCTGGCAAATGTTGTAAGTCGAAGTTGGCTTATTGTAAAACCAATATCTTACTGAATTCAATTTTGGAGATTTTATTAGTGATCCAGAATAAGCTGGTGCGCCAACCATAAATAGATGACAGTCCAGAGAGATGAACTGGTTTTCTGTTGTCACTCTTATTGGAGGAGTCGGTTGAGGACTTACATAGTAATCTTCCGGCCTATTTGAACCGAATGGCAATCTTATGTACGAGAATCCGAAGTAGTAAATGACCGTGTATCCGATGTATTGACCTTGAAGAAATCCAGCTTCACTATAAACATTTAGAGGACTGCAAAATGGGATGAAATATTGGTTGTATGTGTCTGTGGTTACTGGATTTGATCCTGAACTCTCATAATCATTTGCAGCCAAAAATGGCTCTGAGATATTCTTGTTTGTCCAAAACAATCCAGACGGGTGCATATATCTGAGCCAGTCATCCTCTCCATTCAATGGCGCAGACGAATCTGTGAAATAAAAAGAATACCTTCCAGAATAATTTGCGTTATTAGGATTGGCCCCACGAAGCCTTCTCCTGACTTCGGTTACCATATGACCTTGAGCTAATGCTGGCCCAGATGTCGCCTTGCCATAAGGATCGGATGGGCCAAATATTTTCCTTGATCTCCAAGGAGCTAAATCGGCAGATTGATGAAATAAGTCCAGCTGCACTGGATCGTCAGTTATTCCATAAATTGGAGCTATGTTGATGTTGTTTGGAACTTTTGCATCTGGAAGAAATTGCGTTCCAGCGTTCGATATGTTGGCCATGCAGCCAAATGTTCCAGCCTCTGGATTGGTTGGTTGTCCAACAGCTGGAGATGACATAAGCGTATGTATGCAGAATTCCTTGAATGGCATACATATCCTATTCGGCACTGTTACACAGTCACCGGCAAGCTGATTTGCTGGACCGTGTATTGCCATGTCTCAACCGTTAAAAGTTATGGTTACGGGACAAGTGCAAAAGCCATCTGAAATAACAGCATTAAATGTCATTGTGACAACGCCAGTTATTGGGTTCTGGCTACATGATCCAGATGGGGTTCCTGTCAGATTGCTAACTGACCAATCTGGAAACATCTCCGTCTGATTTATTGTGCATTTGATAGGAGGGCCACCAGCTGTCCAAGCGAATATTATTCCAAACGATCCAGTGGAAAAACCCCAAGCGAAATCACACGGTCCTGTTCTTGTCAGGGTTCCTGTAATTACTGTAGTTGGCCATCCCGTGTTACATGAAACATTCGGAGGTATTGGAGTAGACGGTCCAGCGGAGAAGGACATCGTTGATGGAAGCTGTCTTAGCCCCCAGCATGGATGATACGCCGGATTATATGTCAATCCCGGCGCAATCGTTTTGCAATCAAATGTAGACATTAGTCGTAAGTCACGATTAGGTATCCACCAGTACATTGCACTGATGTCACATATCCTGTGCCACCACCACCTCCACCTCCAGTTCCACCTTTCGGGATAAACTCGTAGATTGTGTTACCGCTTGTGTCTATTCCTCTAGTCCTCATCAGAACCAAATCGCCAACAGTAGCCTTGTCTATTCCTATCGGATAAGCCGGACTGGTAAGGCTTCCATCATCTTCAGCAGATGCCTCATCAGCGTCCTCGTAATTCAATCCATTAGCACATACCCTCTGCTCAATCCAGCCATGAGCATATCCAGAACATCCTGTATCAGCACCTTCCTGATTCCACATCAGGTAATTATTTCCTGAACCATCCCAGACTAATTTGTTACTGTCGCCGGGAGCCCACAACGCTCCTGTTCCAGTCACCGATCCGGCTGGAACTGATGGCGTTGCAGATATTGAAGTAATCTTCGCAACAAACCACTCTGACTGAGTGAATTGTGTATTGCCTATAGTATTGACATTCATCAATGCCATGATTGTCAATCCAGTTTGAACAAGCGTTCCATCGGATAAGATTCGTAAATCGGCCTTCCTTCTAGGGCAGGATTACCTGTGTACTTAGTTTGGACAAAATAATATTTCAATTCACCAGCCCTTGGCAGCAGATTGTGACCATAGGCTATTTTGAAACCCGTGCTTGCTGGAATGTCGGCAGATAGATCACGGTAAGGTTGCATAAAACAGCTAAATACGAATGTTATGTCGCATAACTTCTGGGCAACAGACGATCCAGTGGCGGGATCAACTTTGAATAGGACTTCTGGAGGAGGGTATCTTTTTGATTCAATTCCTTCAAGAAGAAGTGACCCCTTGGGGTATCCAAAAAAATCGTATTGATTAACTTTACCAAATCCAGAAATTACATTCTCAGCGAATACTATTTCATAAGGAACAAAGTACCAAGTTAATTTAACCTTTTGCTTGACGATTCTCAGTACAATACCTCCACCGTTTTGGTTGGTGGCTGGCAATCCATCAGGAACACCACCGCTCTGAGTCTTGAATGCAAATTGGCCTTGAGGGCTAGTAAGGAATTCAGTATTTGGTTCGGACTCAACATCAACAAACCTGAGATACTCTTTTGGATCAGTAAAATTTACAAAGTTGTCAGCAAGATTGTAATACCATTTCAGCTGCTGCTGCTTACCTTTCAAATCGTTATCGTTCATCATCAGGTATGGTCTTGGCTCAAACTGAACCGAAACCCTGTACTTCTGATAAAAGACAAAATCGTAAATGTAATTAACTGATGGATCACGCTGATGAGTCTCACCAAGACTTCTACCAGCTGGCTGGATTCCTTCAATATTTGTGATCTTGGAAGCGAATAACCAGTCATAATATGGATGCGCTGCCGGGAGTCGCCTTACAAGCCTTCCAGTACCATCTCCAGCCTTATAGACGCTTCCAAGGATATCACTTACCAACGCTCCAAGATTGGCACGGTCGATGATAAAATCCATCGAAGCCGATCCACCGTCCGTTTGGAACGATGCGTTCGATGGGCTTGTTCTGTCGATTAGCTCGTACAGATTTCTTGATGAAGGTTCGATAGCCATTAGTTGCGAACCCCCTGTTGCGCCCTATTCTCTTTCCCTTGGCCAAGTGCCCATCCAACAAGCTGCTTCATTCCTTCAGCCATCACTTTTGTATTATCAGCGGTTTGTAATGCTGCGTTTTGTTGAGACTGCCCAAATGCAGCTTGCATCATATTCTTTCCAAGATCAGCTATTCCTGAATAAGATGCCTGTTTGGCAGCTGCGCCAACTGATGCACCCTGAGTATATTCTGGCATACCTCTTGATGGGCCAAAGGCTCTACTAAACGAATCGGCTTGAGCCTCCATGCTCCTACTCATGCTCTCTTGGACGGAAGCTGATGCTCCTTTTAATGCCTCCGCTCCAGATTTACTAACCCAGCTTGTAACCCAAGCAGCAGCTTCCAAGAGGGCAACCGTTATTGCTTTAATTCCAACCATGAATGTATGAACAATGCCAGCTGCGAGATTTAATCCTCTGGCTATATTGTCGAATGAGATTAACAATACCGGAGTCAAAACTGACAATATTTCCGCAATGTCATAAAATAATGGAATTATGCTTTCCAAAACAGGAATCAACATATTTATTACATTTGCCCACAATGCTATTATTGGGGCAGCTACTTTAATTAGTGCATTTCCAAATTGCTGCATTACGGGAGCAAGCATATTTGCCAATGGCATCAAAGTATCTGCAAATGCCCTAATTATTGGAACTATTGCCTGAATTATTGGTCTTAATCCAACTCCAATTGTCGCCATCAGGTCACTGATGACTAATTGAAGCTGGGCCATCAACGCCGGGTCTAGGGCTTTTACGAAGCCAGAAATTAGATTTATCAATTCAAATAAATAACCGGGTGCGTTTGCAACTGCTTGAGTTACAAGCATTAGCCCCTTAGCTGCTACCATTGCTGCTGCTGTTATTCCTTCAACTGCCTTTGAAAACATATTTGGTAGTGCCATACTCAATGCCGATAGTATGGAGTCATCCATTTCCCCTTCGCCACCAGCACCCCTGCCACCACCAATTAGTCCACCACCACCACCTCCACCTATTGCTGCTCCTTCAAAAGAAGACCCAAGATCATCCATCTTGTTTGCCAGTAGTTCAACTCCATCTAAAAATTGAGCGTCCTCCCATTGGCTATAAAGCCTTCCGTATTCGTCTACGCTTCTTCCAGAATATTCAACTATCTTTCCAAATCTTTGAATCTGCCTTCCTTCACCGCTAAGATCTGGAAGCGACTCCATTATCTCTATAGGTATTTCTTTGAAATCATCTTCCCACTGAGAGAACATACTTCCAAATTCAATAATTGATGATGTGGTTCTTTGAATCGAGCCACCCATCTCGTCAATTCTCTGAGATACGCTTACTATGGCCGTACCTACAGGATCAACGGATTTAGCTACATCCTTAAATGAACTTTGGATATTTTCTGATGGTGCTTTTTCTTTTCCAGCTGGTGCAGCCTTCGCCTTCTCTTCTTTTGGTTGAACAACTTTTATATTTTTAATTGCTGCTATTATTCCATGTATTCCTGTAAGTATTTTGGATAAATTCCTATTAGCCTCCTCAAGTATAGACACTGCGCCTTCAAGATTTTCCGCTGGAGTCGCCATGCCTATTCTCCCATGCATCCTCTAGCTCTTGAATCGACTTTCCAAAGGCGAGTCCCATCTCAAAGAACTGCTGCCTTGCAAGCGATTCATTTTCTCCAAAATGCGGATCAATCCTAATCGGCACTCCGGTCTTCTTGTTCCTTGGCCTGTAATATATAAGCGACACTTGCCTCATTGTCAGCTTGGCCACTTGATCCATCGACAAGCAGTATGGCTCATCAACTAATCCAGCTACAAGCTGTGGCCAATTCGGCGTTAAGTCTTCGCCTCCTGAGCCTTGGCCTTTCCCACTGCAACAGGGAATGACCTCTCAACTATCATCTCAATAAGTGATGAAATCTCTGAGTTTTCATTTATAAGTGTGTTTGCATCATTCGGTGAAATACCAGCCAATATTGAAAGCAGAGTCGATATACCCCATAGTGTTCTTAGATTCTCGCTTGTCTTTTTTCCACCAAACACGAAGTCTCCATCTTTTATTGATTCAATAACCTGTGCGATCTGCTTGTCGTACTCTTCCTTGTCTAGGAATTCCTTGTACTCACGAATCTTCTCAAGAGATTTGCGCTCGAAAGCCCTCTCAAGCTCAGATTGCTTTTCAAGAGTAAGGAGCGAGATTTTATACTTATTCCCTTTGGAGCATACCCATTCGATAGCTCCTCCAGACTGTCCAATGGAATCGGAAAGGGTATGGATTCCCATTTCAATCATCCTTTCGGGTGGGGTGCGTAATCAACTTCCGTAGACAAGCAAGCAAAATCGATATCATATTCTAACAGATTTCTGACAGAATTGTCGTAATTTGTGCTTATGACAACAGAATTGGTGATTTGAAATAAAGTCCGCTTTTGGCCAGCTTGGTTTGTGTATTTGATTTCCAGCTTACCCTTCTCATTGATAATCGGTACTCTTGGACCGTCATTGATGCTAACCGTATCGTCTAGAAACAAATATCCATGAATTGTCACTTTGGTTTCACGCATTCCGCCATTAAGCATCTGCATGGGGATGCCGTAATTCTTCCACGCTGGAACGGCAGACAAATCGCCATTGACGATATTGCCTTCGATATTCGCATCACGAAGAGACTTGATATTCGAGATGTGAATAGACTTGTCCTCAATCTCAATGCCCCATTCGTCGGCAAAGAGAGTGAGGACGGTCCCCGGACGAGTCTCAGAGGTGAAGACAACGCCAGAACCCTTGCCTGAATAGAAGGGCATGGCTTATCCTCGTTATGCCTGAGCGATAGACTGGTTCTGAGCCGATTGAATCACGCCACTGTTATCCATGTTGGTCAGTGTGCCAGTGAATTCAAAGGTGGACTTTTCACGCACATTGTTGCCAACTGTGACACCAGTAAGAATGACATTGAGAGAGAAACCGATTGTGCCAGTCTGCAACAATCCAAGCTCAACAGGAACAACTGTTCCAGCTTGGAAAGTGGTCAGGACTCCAGCGTCAGCAACACTCTCATACGGTCCAGATGCAGAGATAGTGCCACCCCTGATGCCAGACATGATCGAGTTCATGCCATAAGACTCAAAGTTGGTGGCATCGACCTCCTCAACTTCAAGCTCCATGCTCCACTCTTCAAGAGGAATACGAACTGCTGGCGATCCAACAGTGACGAATCCAGTCTTACCAGCGTAATAAGCCATGATTACTGACCTCCTAAGAAGGCGATTTTGTAAGTAGCACCAGCGGAACTAGAAAGAGTGATTGTCTTATCCGTACCGCTTACAGCCTGATGGGTAGGAGTCGTGAAAAGGAACCCAGCACCAGCTGGAATTGTTATGGTTGGACTTGTTCCACCAAGGAACCACTCAAGACCATTAGTTGCGCCGGGAGCGAAAACAACCGTTCCAGTGGAAGAAGTGACAATGACTGAAAAAATTCTTGCTAATGCGATTGAAGTGCCAAGGAAGTCAGACAATCCAGTGGAAAGATCGTAAGTATATGATCCACTAGCTGCCAGAGTCCTTTGCTCTGCAAATACGATATTCGCCGGATTAGAACCCGTAAGTGCTGGAGCCACACTCAGCGAAACAGCGTCTGGACCCTGCCCAAGCACATTGAACCCGGTCAGGGTCTTCTGCTGATCCCATGACAGGCTAAGAATCGTGTTGGCTGTATTGAGTGCCATTAGCTAGTTCTCTCTTCGATACTTTTGTATCTGATGATTAAACCAGATATATCATAATTATTGGCTTCGCCAGATACAATATCAAAAGGTGGAGTTAATTCTATATTTGCATCAATAAATTCAGTACCGGGCAGGCTGGGCTGGAATAGCTCATTCCTTATTGATTCACGCAACTTAAGGAACGATTCGACATCTGACTCATAAATTCTGTTTCCCGGCCTTATAAGCGTTATTTGGAGGTCGTATGTGTATTCGACGATCTTGTCGAATGCTTCCATAGTTATCTTTTCTTTTCCCGGCGTAATGAATATGACCGGGACTGGGTCTTCCTGAAGAAGAACTGGTTTTTTCCTGATTTTTACTGGAGGAATTGCTGGAATCTGATCCAGACGCTGCTTTGCATAAACAAGAGCTTCCCAGAATATAGATGTAGCCATTAATTTATGCCCTCTCCAGCCAAGGAGGTTGCCTTGACGCTCCAGCGAGTGCGGAGGACACCGTCATCAATTAAATCCACGGTATATTTTTTGCCATTCTTATCGGTAATTATCGCATTCAGCTTCGGGTTCAGGGATGGAGCGTTATCCTTCCAGACGAGAAATTCTACAGCTGTTGCATAAACCGAAGTTCCAGATATAGTCTCTGTGGCTATAACAGCTGGCCTTCTAACCACATTATGGATGGTTACTACAGACTCCCCGCTGTTCTGGAAGTAAATAGTTTCCTTATTGTCAAATATTGTGTAATCCTGAGTTATGTTTAGCATTACACATAACCCTCTGTGTCATAAGTCCATTGAAGCAGAAACCCGCTCTGGGTTTTCATTGGACTAATAGCCATTGCTGTGTCTGGAATGCTTTTTCTTCCTTTATCCGCAAGCCATTGAGAATAATCCGCTGGATTTCCAGTTGGCCCATTTATATCTTTGTATCCAACTTTTGCCTTAATTCCTGAAGAATCCATTCTAAATGTAATGCTTTTTGCAAGGCTAGTTGTTCTATATCTTGGATATTGTCCCGGCCTAGAACCCGGAGGGCCACGCCTAGCGAGAAGCTCTTGCCTGTGCGCTGAAACAAAATATTTTGCAGCTGTTTTTAATTCTCGCTCCAAAGTAACTTTGTCTACTGGAGAACTTTGTATTGCCTGCTGCGTAGATGTGCTTGTAGTCACATCTTCTGGAATGTCAGCTGGATTGTATGGTCTTCCGCTCAGAAAATTAACAACGGCATTAAAATACTTGACCGCTGACCAGACTATTTCTCTGGCCAGATCGGTTATTTTTGTTCTATTGGTATTGGTTACATTCTGCGTAACAACAGAATCAACGGTTGGCGTACCATCGTACTCTATTACCAGTACAGAGTGGAATGCCATGCTTCATCAGTCCGTCACGATGTAAGTTAAGTGTCCACCAACATTGCCAGCACCGCTCAGGACAATGTTTAACGCCTCACCAATTTCAGTCCTAAACAATCCAACTAGGCCAGCTGGGGTAACCGCCCCATATGCTGCCATAGTTGTTCCATGACTTCCAAGATAGATTGGTCCTGTAATTGCCGTTGCATTTGAGGCAAAGTACCCATCAAGATTTACCGATGCTGTAGCCGTATACTGCAACACAAGAATTCTTTTGCCAGTAACAGCTGCAACAACAGTATTTGATCCAGCAGATTGTGCATCAATTTTTGCGTATTTCATCTCGGTTTCATCCTCGTCATTCTCTGGAACGGTCCACCAAGAAGCTGCTGTGTCTTAAGCAGAGATGACAACTTGGTTGTCAAGGTATCCAGATAGTCGGACCAATTAACCGTTTGTCCATCAACCGTGTAGTTTGGTTTAGGATTCGCAGTAATATCCTTGATTATTGCGGAGATGTTAGCGATTGCCTGACTAATATCAGTTTCCGCTGACATCTTTGAACTCCACAGCTACTGGCTGGCGAGATTCGTGCAATTGGTAGCGAATCCGATATTCGTTCTTCGCTTGCTCTTTTCCGTATGCCTTGATGAAGGCTCTGGGAAGCTCCCCGAAGGAAACCTCCCAGACCTTCATTGTTGGCATTACAGTCTTCTCAGATGTGGTGGGTTTCATCTGCCTCAGACCTTATTAGGCGTTGTTGTTCTTGACGGTGTGCCAAGGACTCCAGACGCTGGGGATACCACGCTCGTTGGCGAAGTAAGTTGCGACGATGCCCCTGTCGAGCATCTCGTACTGGTTCGGACTGGCCTGAGTGACGGTCAGCGGGTAGTTCTGCATATAGCGGAACGACTTGCCACCTTCCATCATAAACCACAAGCCATCAGTGTTGGCCTGATTCAGGTTCAGACCATCCGCTGCCAAGCACCTCTGCTCGATCAACGGGCTGGACAGAACAGTGAACTGTCCAGAATAAGGATTACCCGGAGTGCTGCTGACATTCAGGACATCAGCGTTAGCCTGAGTCGAACCGGGAGTGGTGCGACGATCAGTGCTGCTTGCACCCAAAATCAAGTTAGCGGTAGCCAACTTGGCCGGATTCACCAGAATGGTGTTCGGCGTAATCAGCAAACGCTTTCCAGTATGGGGATCTTCCATACGGGAGAAGAGCAGCATGGTGGACTGGATTGAAGTCCAGTCGATCAGCTGGTTGGTGTGGGCGTTGAGATAGCCCAAGGTCCGGCTGGTCTGGTAGGTATTGTATGCCGTACCGTTGTACTTGAAGGAGTTGTTAATACCAAGGATGGTATCAATCACCTCAAGTTCCTTGCGGTAAGCAAGCTCAGTACCAACCGAATTGGCCTGCTGGAGGATGGCTCCGGTCAGGTCGAAGAACACGGTTTCCTTGAGAACATCAATCGCCAGAGCGTTCTCACGGGTTTCAGGAGTCTCGATCCAACGCTCACCGAATTGAGCCCTTGGATGAGTCTCACCGGGAGCCCGCTTCCTGCCACGTTCACCGATGTTCTGAAGGCCGATAACCTTCTGGCCGTTAAGCTTGGTAGCTTCGACGGGCATCAGGCGATCAGCAATCAGGGCTGGGTTCTGGAACGCTTCCAGAATCTTCACTTCCACCAATCCACCAACGATGGCGGTAAAGGTGTTGATGTTGAGGAAAGCGGAAGGATCAAGACCGAAACCAGTGGCTTCGACCAGAGCCCTCTGCTCATTGGGGAAACCGCCTTCAACCAGAGAACGGGCAATCGTGTACTGATTCAGACTGCCAGACTCAGGATTGAAAACATTGCGCCAGCTGGGTCCAACGATGGACTCGGCTAGCTCTTGGAGGCTGAACTGCTCGGGGCGAACGCTGCGATCCTTCAGGATGCGGTTGCCAGCGAAGTCCCGATTGTCATTCCCGTCCTTATCGCAAAGGCCCAAACCTTGGCGCATCTCGGTCAGGAATCGCCAACGCCCGTTAGTCTCCTTAGTGCGAGACTCGTACAGGTTCCTCAACTTAATCGTGTTCATTGCTTTAGTTCTCCTTGCTTCGTGTTAATTAGACTGCGTTGCTGTTGTTGTAGTCGGGGAAGTTGAAGGGCGACCATCGCCCAATCAAGCGAACCCGCACCTTGGTGGTGGCCGAAGCATAACGGTCCACGACATAGCCGATAGCCTCACCGGCATCAGTCGTTTTGACAACCTTTTGGTTATCAACATTGCCAGCACCAGAAGCAGCTGCCACCGAAGCAGCAACCAAGTCACCGGGCTCAAAAGTGCCAGAAGCGCAATCGGCTTCGTACAAGGCATCAGGTGTAAAAGTGATACCTTCTCCACCAAACGCCGGATAGCCAGCGGAAGTGTCAGCTGCCAGCTTGCCTTGGAGGGCTACACCAGCAAAAACTGCTTTAATGGCAGCTTGGTCAGTGTTAACCGTTCCAGTAGCGACATACTGGTCAAAAGGTTTAAGCGTTTTTGCCGATGTGTCCCAATAAAGAAGATCACCGACACTAATTGCTACAGAAGCAGCAGATGACAGGTTCATCACCGTGTCAGACGCTGGCTTGTAGAGCTTTCCACCACCAAAAACAGTTCCCATTGCTCATACCCCTTTCTTTAGTTTTGCAACCAACGGAACAAGGACTCACCTTCAGGAATGCTAGACCCCTTGCTCTCTTGAAGCGGGGCACTTGCTGGTGGGCACTTGGGCTTCGCTGCAACATAAGCAGCAGCGATCCTCTTGATCTGACGCTCCATAGCAGACTCCTCCAGTGAGGACAAATCCTCGACCAGAGATTCTTCAAACTTCACGCCAGATGCTTCGCAGAGGTCACGAATCTTGTCCTTGGCTTTCAGATAAGCCAATTGCTCCTGCGGGTCTTTCGACTCCTTCACAGGTTTCATGCGCTCTTTTCCATCTTCCTTCTCGGAATCCATCTCATCTTCGGATTCCATCTTGTGCTTTGCGCCACACTTCTCACAGGTGGTCATCTTCTCTTCGTCCATATCCGTTTCGTCGGCCTTCTTGTAAGGCTCCTTATCCATGCCCTCTTCGGTATCGTCCGAAGAATCCTTCTCGTCTTTTTCTTTCGGTTTATCTTCGATACGGGCCATAGCTTCTTCGGTTTCCTTGACCGCTTCAGTGGCATCCATTTCAATATCTCCTAATTCTTCCGCAAGGAAATCAATAAGTTCATCGGCCTTCTGGTCATCGGCCAAATCATCTCTGGTGAGAATCTGCATGACCTTGTAGTGAAGGTCTTTCTTCATTTTCTCTTCGTCATCAACCTTCGGCTCGACTGGCTGATCGTTCTCATCAGCTTCCTTGATGCTCCCGGTCGGCTTGTTCGCACTCTGACTCTTGCTCTTCACGAAGTTCCTCCGTGCTTGAGGAGGTCGTTTTTTGCTCTTTCGATAAACTCCTGAGTACGCTGCTTCTTCTGTCTCTTGCTCTGTTGCCTGTTTCGATTCCGCAAGCGATTGCGTTGTTGCCGGGTCTGCAACCAAATCGACATGGCGTACCTCAGTGATCTTATTCACTTCAAAGATGCCACGCTTATTAACAATCCCTTCGCCTTGAGCGTTATGAGACATTCCAAACACATCCGGCATACGCTCGGCAGCTTCACAAACTTGCTCTGCGATTGGATGACTCTTCAAGTAGACTAAGTCGCCAAAAAGTCCTTCGCCTTCAACGAATCGGACATTGACGAACTTTCCAAAGCGATCATAGCTGGAACGCTGCTGAGTCGGACCCTTTTCAGGATGATCGACATTAACCTTGATCCCCTCATACAGGGGAATGGCAGCTTTCAATGCGCCAGAAGTGTATCGCCGTCCATTCTGCGAATTAAAACCGATGATCTTGACATTACGAATAACGCCAGCTTCCCGGTCAACAAGTAGCTGAGTCTTGCCCACTTGTTGAGGCTGGAAAGTGGTGATTGAAAGGTCTTCGGTTAAAATTTCTAGTGTCGGCATGATGACATCTTGATAGCAATATATTTTTCTGTCAAGTGCTAGTATATAAATTTTTCAATTTTTTATACTTTAGCAATAACAGTCTTTGCCCTCTTGATTCTGTTAGCCCTTTCAGTAGGAGTCTCATTCGACAATTCGTCGGAATCCAACAACATTCCAGAGGATGGATCGAGGAGATGATGCCACTGAAGGACTTCCCCTTTTTTCAGCCTTGAATGCGCTATATTCCATCTACGCACACACCAACCGCCAGAATTTGCCT